TGCCACCGTTGAGGACTTCCGCCGCATCTTTGGGAGGAACTATCTGGATGACGAATGAAATCCAAATGACCATCCCTCTGCAACCGATCACGAAGAAGAACCACCAGCGGATTGTGGTGCATGGGAAACGGCGCATGATATTGCCCAGCGAACAGTACGAGCAATACGAGGAACAATGCGGCTGGTTCGTCAAGGGCAAGGGCATGAAGATCGACAAACCCTGTGAGGTGACCTGCCTGTTCTACATGAAAGACCGCCGTATCTCCGACCTGGCGAACCACCTTGAGTCCATCGACGACATATTGGTGAAGTACGATGTGCTGAAGGACGATAACAGCCGGATCATCGTCTCCCATGACGGCAGCAGGGTCTTATATGACCCCCAAAATCCCCGGACAGAGGTCACAATCCGCCTGCTGTGAGGGCAAAAATCGTTCATTGACCGTTCAATGCTACCTATGGTACAATGTATGGGTCAAAATCTTAATCATACCGAGGCACCCATTTCTTTCGAGGCTGCGATTGCCACCGCAGTCGTTGAGAAAGATGTGGGTGCTTTAGTCTTTTGTGGAGGGAGGATTTGTTCACCGCTGCTCCTTGATGCCCATAGGCGAAAAATCAAGGAGGTAACAGCTATGCTTTATGCCCATAGGCGAAAATCCAAAAGCAACCCCTGCGTAACCTGTTCCCTGGATGCCGGAGGTGACCGGCAATGATTTATCTGGAAAACAATGTGTTTGACGAAGCGATGGAGCGCCTGCGTTTCATTTTCGACAACCACGACGATGTCATTGTCAGTATGTCCGGCGGTAAGGATAGCACCGTCTTGTTCCACATGGCGTTGATGGTAGCCCGAGAGCGTGGCAGACTGCCCCTCAAGGTGTTCTGGCTTGACCAGGAAGCCGAATGGCAAGCGACCGTCGATTACATGGAGAAGATCATGGCAATGCCGGAGGTGGCCCCGTACTGGTTCCAAATCCCTTTCGATTTCACCAATACGCTGTCCCCGGATAAGAACTTTATCCATGTCTGGAATCCGGACGATAAGGCGATCTGGATCCACGAACAGCACGAGATGTCCATCAAGGAAAACCCATGCAAGGCAACCCGGTTCCATGAACTGGTGAATGAACTGCCCGACTACTGCACCGACTCCGACAACTGCGCCGTACTGGTGGGTATGCGGATCTCCGAAAGCCCCAACCGCCGGGTGGCAATCACCCAACATCAGGCGAAGTACAAAGGTGTCACATGGTGCAAGAAGAAAGTCGGCAAGTGCCGGGTGTTCTGGCCGATCTATGATTTCACCAACGACGACATATGGACTGCCATCGGTTCCAACCATTGGAACTACAACAGGGTTTACGATCTCCAATACCAGTGGGGGCTAAAAAAGGATGCAATGCGAGTAAGTGCATTGACACACGAAACCGCATGGCACTCCATCGAAATGCTGCAGGAATTTGAGCCGGCGACCTATAACAAATTCATCCGCCGTGTCTGCGGCGTGGGCACCTTCGCTCACTCCTTCGATAGCGGCGACATCATTCCGAGGCAACTCCCATTTGCGTTTGCGTCGTGGCTTGAGTACCGGGATTATCTTCTCGTGAACATCATCAAGCCGGAGTACCACGAACTGTTCCGTAACCGCTGGAAGAACCAGACTGGGGACGAATGGTACAAGGTTCATGTCAAAGAGATCATCCTCAACGACATCGACGGCACCAACAACGCCAATGCTCGTTCTCGTTTCCGCATCCGGGATAACAAGTCCCGGTACCGGGAGAGAGACAAGCAGCAGTTTGATCAATACATGGGAGGCAAGGTATGATTAAGGACCAACCTATTTTCAAAGTCGAGTGGATTCCCATTGAGAAAGTCCATGCCAACGATTACAACCCGAACAGCGTGGCCACTCAAGAGATGAAGCTCCTGTATAAATCCGTCAAATCCGACGGGTATACTCAGCCGGTAGTTACGATCTACGATAAGGCGAAAGACCGCTATGTTATCGTGGACGGTTTCCATCGATACAGCATCATGCGGAGATACAAGGATATCTACGCATCCTGCGAGGGCAAATTGCCCTGTGTCGTGCTTCGCGGTAAGACCATGAATGACCTTATGGCATCCACCGTCCGGCACAACCGAGCCAGAGGAAAGCACTCCATCAACGGTATGTCCAACATCGTCATGGAAATGCTCTTGAACGGTGCGACAGACCTTGACGTCTGCAATGAACTGGGCTTGGAACCGGAGGAGCTGGTAAGGCTCAAGCACATCACAGGCTATGCCAAACTGTACGAGAACCATTCGTACACCCGGGCTGCCATCACCGAGAACCAGGCACGGCAGCTCCACAAGTATCGAAAGGAGACTACCGATGGAAGTTGTTAAGAATATCGTCATGAAGAAGATCTCCGAGGTCAAGCCCTATGTGCGGAACCCTCGGAAGAACGACAAGACCGTTCAGCTCTTGGTGGACATCATCCCCAAGGTGGGTTTCAATGTCCCTATCGTCATTGATAAGAAGTCCGTCATCGTAAAGGGCCACGCCCGGTATGCTGCAGCTATCAAGCTGGGCATGGAGGAAGTTCCTTGCGTGGTGACCGATGCAGACGAGGAAACCATTAAGCTGGACCGTCTGGCCGACAATAAGATTTCCGAGTTCTCCGAGTGGATCAACGAGGATCTGATGCACGAGGTTGACATGATTAACCTCGACTTCGATTTCGACTTTGAATCCCTCGGCCTGCCGGTACCGTATGAGGACTTCGATATTCCGAATGTCTATGAGGATGATGACGAAGAAGAACCCTCCGCGGAAACCGAAGAGGAAAAGAGAGCCCGCTATGCGGCATATCTGGAGAATGCAGCCAAGGAAGAAGCAAAGGACGCTGTGATCGTGACACCTGCTCAACTGGAAAAGGCAAAGACCGCTGCGACCCAGGTACCCATGAAACCACCCAAGTATTTCAAGGTCGTGTGTGAGAAATGCGGCCACACCATGTTCATCAAGGAAGGCGACGCAGTATTCGTCGCTGAATAACCATAAAGGAGGTCTCCCCGTGAAAGATAAAGAAACCCTCAAGGTCTATGTTGACATCGTCAAGGGTGAGACCGTCTGCATGTGTATGAAGAACAAGAAGAAGTGCAAGAAACCGTGCGCTGAGGATGTGGTCACCCGGGACCGTTATCGGGGCTGGGAAAGCACGATGCGAAGAAACAAATACGGGAAGTAACAAGGCGGTGTGTGCTCTGTACAAGCAGAACACACGCCGTTTTTCTCTTTCCACAGCGGAACAACACAATCAATCTTAACGAGGTGGTGGTGTGAGTAACACGAAGGCTCCCAATTCCGATATGGAAAAAACCCGTAAGCGGGTAATCGCTGACTATAAAAAGGGCGCAAAGCCGAAGGAACTGTCCGAGAAATACGGCTTGAGCGTTAACACGGTGAAGTCGTGGATCAGTCGCTACAAGAGCAAGAATCCACCGGCTGAACCGGGTGCACCCTCTGCACCTGCACCCCGGAAACCGGGTGCACCCCCAGGGAACACCAATGCCATAGGCAATAACGGCGGAGCACCTTTGGGTAATACCAATGCTTTGAAGCACGGCGGATACTCCCGGATATTCTGGGACACTCTGGACGATGAAGAGAAGCAGATGCTTGATGAAATGGATTACGACGGTGAGCAGCTGCTCCTTGACGAGATCAGTCTGTTATCTGTCCGAGAACGCCGCATTATGAAATCCATCCAGAAGCACAAGGAAGCCAAGGGCGGACAGGCTGTGTCTGGCATTGTACGATCTGAGGAGAAGCGAGAGTTTTCCAACGAGGAAGATAAACGCATCTATGAAGAAAAAATGCGGGCAAAGGTAGACAACGGCGAGGTGCTCCCTGGACGATCCTACCGGCTTACAACCACCACCGAGGCAACATATGACATCATCCATCGGCTTGAGGAAGCCTTGACCCGGTGCCAGGCACAGAAACAGAAGTGCATCGAGTCCTTGAACAAGCTACGCATTGAGCGTGGCGACGATGGCAAGGCGGCGCCGGAAAACAATCTGCTTCAGGCATTACTTGGATCCACCACGGAGGACATAGACACCGATGATATACCAGAACTTCAGCAAAAGACAGACGATAGCGATGACCTGGTGGAATAGACCACGGTTCAAAGACTATGGCGGTATTATCTGTGACGGCTCCATCCGTAGCGGCAAGACTGTCTGTATGGCTGTCGGCTTTGTTCTGTGGAGCATGGGCAACTTCAAAGACCAGAACTTTGCCATCTGTGGCAAGACTATTCAATCCCTGCGGCGAAATGTCATTACTCTTATGCCCCAGCTCCTCAGCGGCATTGTGGAGATCACCGACAGGCGGAGTGACAATATGCTGATTATCCGCGCCGGTGATGTCACGAACAAGTACTACATGTTCGGAGGCCGTGATGAATCGTCCTATCAGCTGGTGCAGGGTATCACTCTGGCAGGTGTTCTTCTGGACGAGGTTGCATTGATGCCCCGATCGTTCGTGGAGCAGGTCATGGCCCGATGCTCCGTAGAGGGTTCCAAGCTGTGGTTCAACTGCAACCCGGAAGGACCTACACATTGGTTTTACGAGGAGTGGATAAAACCGTGTGAAAAGCGGAATATGCTGCACCTCCACTTCACCATGAACGACAATCCATCTCTTTCCGCAAAGAAGAAAGCGGAATACGAGGGTATGTACACCGGCGTGTTCTATGCCCGGTACATACAGGGCCTGTGGGTCCGTGCTGAAGGTCTGGTCTATCCCATGTTTGACCGGGTCAAGCATATCGTCCACAGAATGCCAGCCTACAGCCGACGGCACCGCTATTATGTGGCTATCGACTATGGCACGGTCAATCCCTTTGCGGCTGGCTTGTGGGACTATGACCCAGCAGAACAGACCGCAACCATGATCCGGGAACTGTATTACAAAGGCGGCAGCGTCAACCGTGTCGACAATGAAGCCTACTACAAGATGCTGGCAGAACTCATTGGGGATTATCCCATAGAGTACATCATCATCGACCCGTCAGCTTCGTCGATGATCGAGACAATCCAGAAGTACGGCAGATGGGGCTGTGTGAGAGCTGACAACGATGTCCTCAACGGCATCCAGGATGTGACCAAGTTCCTCAATGCCGGTAAGCTCCTGTTCCACCGGGACTGCCTCAACACCTTCAATGAGTTCGAGGCATATTCCTGGGACGAGGAAAAGGATGTGGATTCCATCATCAAAGAGAACGACCACAGCATGGACCAGGTGCGGTACTTCGTCCGTACGGTGCTTCGTGCTGAGTTGAAATTTATCATTTAAGGCGGTGATAAGATGAATATTTTTACTCGCCTATGGAGGAGGATACGCAGTATGTTCTTAGCAAACGGCTCTGACATCGGCAAAGTGTTCGGCGTTAGTCTTATCACTTCCAGCGATATGAATAATGCCATCAAACGGTGGGATGACATTTCCACAGGCAGCCCCCCGTGGTTGAACAGCGAGGATGATATTAAGACCGTCAACATGGCAAAGCTGATTGCGGATACCCGTGCGAAGCTGGCCATGCTTGACATCGGCATTGCTGTCTCTGGATCTGCCAGAGCAGACTATCTGCAGACCCTTGCCGACGATATGCTGAAACGCCTACCGGAGAAGTTCGCAGAGGCAGAACGGCTCGGTGGCATGATCATCAAGTGGAATGGTGACGCATGGGATTATGTCTTGCCCGGTAACTTCGGTGTGACCGCCATGAACGATAGCGGCGACATCGTGGGTGCCATCTTCACAGCACACGCATCCCACGGCAACGGTCATTTTACCCGGCTGGAATATCACCGCTACGAGGGTGACACCTACATCGTCACCAACAAGGCATTCAAGAATGAGCTGAACGGCTCTGGCAAATATACGCTGGGCAGACAAGTTGTGCTCCAGAGCGTTGAGGAGTGGGCGACCCTCCAGGACGAGGTTCGCATTGTCAATCTGGAAAAGCCTCTGTTTGCGTACTACCGTGTTCCTGGCGTCAACATCATCGACCAAGATAGCCCCTTTGGCATGGCGGTCTTTGCCAACGCCATTACGGAGCTTGAGGCAATCGATATTGCCATCAGCCGCAAGAACAGCGAGGTCGAGGACAGCAAGCACATCACCTTCGTTGGCCAGACGGTCATTCAAAATGCCGTCAATAAGGATATCAAGCTGCCCCGGTTCGTTAAGGGCTTGGGCTTGGGCATCAACGATGGCGATGTTACCGCCATCCATGAGCATGTACCCACGCTGCTGACCGAGCAGCGCATCAAGGATATCAATTTCAACCTGTCTTTGGCAGGTGTCAAGTCCGGTTTTTCTGAGGGTGTCTTTGTCCTCGATGGTCAGACTGGCATGATCACCGCAACACAGGTCGAAGCTGATGACCGTGACACCATCCAGACCGTCAAGACCGACAGAGACGCATTGAAAGAAACTCTTGAACAGGCTTTCTATGGCGCATCTGCTATGGCAACTCTGTACGGTGTCGCTCCTCTCGGTGAGTATGAGATCAACTTCAATTTCGGTGACATCACCTATTCCTACGAGGAAGATAAGCTGTCGTGGAAAAGCTATGCACAGCAGGGCTGGATCCCCAAGTGGCTGTACTTCGTGAAGTTCGAGGGTATGACCGAGGAAGAGGCGAAGAAACTCACCAAGGAAGCGGAACAGGCCAACATGGAAAAGGGATTGTTCGGCATTGAGTAAGGAGGTGCGCTATGCTCACTCCACAGGAATTGCTTGAGATTGTCGATACCCTATATCCGCTGCTGGATGAACTGAATGTATGGATCACCACTGATCTGATCAGCCGCCTGCTGGCTCGTCTGGCACGGAATGAGGATTGGTCTTTCGGCGCTTCAGACAAGTGGCAATTGGAGCTCTACAAAGAGGCCGGCGGTCACTACGAGGAACTGGTTGAGCAGATCAAGAAGTGGACAAAGAAATCCGATGCCGAGGTGCTGGCGATCTTTGAAGATGCCGGTCTCCGGG